GTCTGATGAAAAGATAATGTATGGTGATTTAACCAAAGAAACTAAAGAAGCCACAAAAGCATTAATTGCAAGAGCAGTAGCTGAAAAATTAAGTGAAAAGGCCGCTGATGTTTTTGCTGAAAGACTAAAAGCAAATGGAAGATATTTAGAATCGGTAAAAGAATTAGAAAAGTTTGATGATGATATAGCGAAGAAAAGAGAAAGGGTAGCAAAAAAACAAGAAGGTCTTTTCGGATTAACAGAGGATATTATTCGTAAACAAGAAGCAGGTAGATCTTCTATTTTAGAAAGCCTAAATGATGAAAGAAATAACATTATAAGTTTAACAAAAGCATACGAAAAGTATACTAATGTTATAGATAAATTAAACGAAACTTCTGCGCCTTTAACAGTAGAACCTGCTAAAGAAAAAAAAGTAAAGCCTAAAAAGTTTGAATTTGATACTACTTTTATTGCTCCATTTGTAAGCACTATAAGTGGTTTAGGTGATACAATGGCAGGTTTTGAAGATAGAGCAAAAACTGCTTTTCAAAATGCAAATGTCTTTGTAAAAGAAAATACTGATAAAATGAAAATAATCTTGACAGAATTTAATGAGGCTGTCAATGAACTAATACAAAATAGCATAGCCACAACTTTTGCGGATTTAGGAAATGTTATAGGTAATGCTTTGGCAACAGGAGGCGATGTACTTTCGGCAATAGGAACAGGTTTAATACAGTCTTTAGGTAGCTTTTTATCAGCATTAGGAGATAAATTAATAACTTATGGACTATTATTAGCAGGATTTGGTAAAGCCGAATTAGCCTTTAAAGTAGGAGATCCAGTTACAAAAATTGGCGCTGGTTTAGCTATGGTTGCTTTAGGTGTTGCAGCTAAAGCTGCGGGTGCAGCAGTATCTTCATTTGGCGGTGGTGGTTTCAGTGGATCTCGTAGTGGCGGTGGCGGTGGAGCAGGTGCAAACAATCAAAGTTTTTCGTCAAGTGGATTTAGTGGTGGCGGAGGCGGTGGAACGGTAGTTTTTGAAATATCCGGACAAAAACTTATTGGAGTTTTAAGTAATACAATAAATGCTAATAGAAGATTAGGGGGAACTTTAGGTTTAGGATAATGGCAAAAAAAATAATTATAGATTTTAGCGCACAGCCAATTATCGATGTAGTTGGCTTTAGTTATGATATTACGGTAAATGATTTAGTACTTTATTATACCAATGGACTAAATGGAGTTAGAATTGATTTTATTGCAAACGGAGATACACCTGATGAAGATTATCAATTAGCAATAGGCATTTCTTTAGACGAAACATTACAAATATTATTGAGTTATTTACGTGAAAACTATATTAATGATTTAATAAGTTATAGTTTAGTTAATAACACTATTGAAGTATTAATACAAGCGGATGCTGTTGTTACCATTGGCGAAGATTTAAACGAAAACATAACAATAACTACACAAGATGTAGAGCCTTCAGGAAGTAATTTAAAGTATTATTTATATTTTGATGATTATATACTAAATATTTATAAAAACAATTTTCAAGGTACTGCATCTGAAATCTTTGGAACATTTACACTTAAAAAATCAAGTGTTGATACTATATTAAGTCCTATTAGAGGAACAGCTTTAGAATTATCTTTAGAGGCAAATCAAACATTAACCTTTGATGAGTTTTTACTTGAAGATGAATTTACCTATAAGACTGAACTATTAAAAAGCAGTCAAATAATATTTGAAGGATATATTAAGCCGGATGGATGCCAACAAAGTTACGTTAATGATGCTTGGTATGTTAATATTGAGAGTAATGACATTTTAGGAGCTTTAAAAGACTTATCTTTTGTTCAAGCTAATGGGTTAAGGTTTACCGGTAAAATGTCGGTATATGATGTTATAAAAGGTTGTTTAGATAGAACAAGATTATCACTTACAATTAACACCAGTACAGAGGTTGCTTATGTTGGTTATGCCGGAACAAATATTTTAAAAGATATTTATGTAAATGCAGATCGTTTTATAAAAGACCAAAACGATATTGTTATAATGGATTGCAACGAGGTGTTAACTTCGATGCTAAATTTGTTTTCAGCAGTTATAACACAACAGGATGCTAATTGGTGGATTTATAGACCTAACGATTTGCAATTAAATGGGTATACTACTTTTATAAATCAAGATACTGATACAACTTTTACAAAGAATTTAAATGCAGTTTTAGGAAGTCAGATAAATAACTTTTATCCGCATCATTGTGATGGCAATCAACAAATAGAAGTTAAAGGTGCAATATCGGCTTATCGATTGAATTATCAATATGGCTTTTTAGAAGGATTGGTTTTAAATCCAAATTTAAATCATGATGAAGATTTGGTTTTTGAAGATTGGACAGTAAACCCAGCTTTGCCAATAATAGAATCCGGAGATACAGTTTTAGCTATTATTAACGATGGCTCAACTTCAGGATTAAAACTTGGCGCACTTCCATATACAGGAATTTATGAAGTTTTAACTTCTACACCTGTTCCATTTACACAAGATGAAATTTTAAGCTTTAGACTAAAATTATCGAGTAAAAATGTTAGACAAACATTTTTCTTTCAAATTTCTACAAGTGATGGCTATTATTTAAATAATAATAATGAATGGACAACAACTAATTATAAAAGAAGTTTTGCTTTTGGTGAATATAAAACAAGTGAATTGTTTTTAAACTATGAATTAGTTTTACCTCCTTTGATTGCTGATTGCGATGTTACAATAACAATATATGGGCCTAAACCATTAATTTATACAACATTAACTCAAAAAGTAGGAATATCAAATTTTACTTATGTACAGCTTTTAAATAATGAAATTGCAAAGTCAGGAATTAAGGGCGAATTTCACACAGTTACTCGTTCTTTACCTCCAAGTTCTATTACTAAAGAAAATCAAAAAGTATTTAATGGCGATGGCATATCTTCTTTAATAGGATCAATTTATAAAGAAGATTTGATAGAATTAACAACTGATTGGACTCGTAAAGATAAGTTTGAAAATCTGCCTTTGTTGGGAATTTCAGCAATGGATGATTTGAGAATACAATCAAATCCAATCAAAGTATTTTCGGGTAATATTTATGGTCAAATACCTTATATGTCAGTTATAACTATTGATAATATATCCGGGTTATTTATGCCAATAGAATATGATTATGATTATAAAACTAATAAATCACAAGTTAAGTTATTGGAGTTTTATAATACTGATATTGCAGACATTCAATATACAGTAAGTCCTGATTATGGTAACAATACAGTTAAGCCAACTATTAAAGGATAGTTTTTCTTATTGGTAATCCGTTTTCATCTTCTTTAATAGTAAACACCACTTTGCATCGGCAGTTAATTACATTTCCTGCCTTTGCACTTGGATCACCTGGATACATAATCTCTTCACCACTTGTAAAGAATGGCTGATTAAGGCCAACTTTTACTCCGTTCATATCTAAATGGTCATAAACAGATTTAGGCGGTCTCCTGGTCCTATTATCTTGTACGCTTATCCAAGTTTTCTCTAATACAAAATCGGAGTTTTGTGCTGCTACAACAGTAGCGAAATTAGTTGCAGTTGTGGTTTCAGTTCGTGCTATTCGTAACGCTTGATATTTATACCATCCAAACTTTTTTTGTAGGTTTCTCGTTATATCCGCAACTGATAAATTATCTTGATAACCTTCAGCAATAACAGCAACGATTGAATAAATTAACGTTTGATGAACTGAAACAATGCGTAAACCCATATTTGAGTTAAGCCAGTTGGCTATAATTGTTTCAAAGTCTAATTCAGCTTTTATGCTTTTTTTAATACGTTTGTATTGTGGATTGCCTAAAGTAGTATAAATCTCTTTATACATATCCTTTATTTGCTTTTCGGTAACGTTTAAATTAATTAAAGCTTCATAAGTCAGTTTAGACATATTGTTAAATGGAATAGCGTTAACTATTTTAATAATATTTCTTCTAACTATTCTATAAGCTTGAACTTCTTGTCTAAAGCGTAGTTTGTCCATCCATTAACGTGTTAAGTGTTGGATCGTTTAAGTTGACTATTCCGGTAGGTATATAAACCTCATTCATCATATCATCATCAATTTCTTCGTAGTTAAATATTTCACGTCTTTCGTTTAATGTCAAAGGAACACTATTCACCCATTCAGACATGGTTTCCATATCAGTTTGCATTTCCGGTAGTTCTGAAATATCCCATTCAATGGCAGCATCTTCATAACCTTTGAATTTTTGTATAAATTCTAAATTAAGGTATTCAGCTAACAAATCTAAATCCGGTTTGATATTATCAGTTACAACTCGTTTACGAGCTTCGTTCATTGTATCAACTCCAAATCCGCTTCCGTTCTTTTCTTCATTTAACAAATCAACATTCCAATTAAGGCAATTCGCTAAAGTACGTCTGTCATAACTTAAATAATCAAAAGGCTTAAGTTCATCAGTTGTAAGTGATATACGTGTAAATCCTAATTTTGCACTTGCTCCAGCAATGTTTGAAAGTCGTGTACTATCGTTATCCATTTCAACAAGTCTCTCTTTTAGAGATTGGCCTTGCTCTGCTGTTAATGGCGTTGCTCCATCACCTGCGTGAATAAAGCCATAAACACCGCTGTTAAGCATTGTTTTTGAATTATTATCAATTCCATTATTAGAACTATTTATATTTCTAATAGCTGCCATTAATTCGCTATAACCATATAAATGCGAACCACTATTATCATAAAAAGGATTTGATCGTTTAATATGGATTATATTTTCAGCGGGGAACTTTATTAAATTATTCCCTTGTTGCATAATATAATAGTCAATAGGATTTTCAAGACTCATTAAAGATGCATTTTGTTTCAATACTATTTGCACCCAATGAGAAGGTAAAATATAAAGTTGTAATGGCTTTCCGGCGTTCGCTCCTTCCGAAACTGTTTGCTTATAAAAATAAACATTACCGCAAACTTTAAGATATACTTTGTAAAGGAAAAATATATCATTCCAACTTTGGTTAACATTAGGTCTTTCAAGTGGCATAGGTAACTCGGTATCGGTATCGTATGCTTTCTTTTTAAGTTTGCTAATTGATAACTTTTGTTGAAATGTTGGATTGTTAGGATATTTTTTTAACTTTTTATAAGCATCATCATCATCTATTTTTTTAATATAGTAAGGAACGGATGTTGTTTTTGACGCTTGTTGATTTACGATTGCGTTTACATCGGGATTTTCTCCATAACCTCTTACTATTAAAGTTTCTAAAGTAGCATTATAGGTAGAGGTTATTCCTCCTACTAATTTATATATACTTTGGTTAAAAAGGTTTTTATTTGAGCCTGTAAGTACATCCCAAGCTAACGCTATTCTATTCTTTGCCATTAAAAGTAGTTTTAATAACTACAAATGTAATAAAATTTATTTAGAATGATTATAAACAAATAATATTTTTTACTACATTTGTAGTTATTAAAACTACTTTTAATGGATTTTTACAACGGCAGCGATAGGATTTTGTATATAAAACAACAAGGTAACTGGTTGCCAATAGGTTGTTTAACAAGTAATTCTTTTTCTGAAAATGCCGAAATGCTATCTACAACCACAAGAGATAACGATGGGTGGAGTACTTCAAGACCTATGATGCAAGGGTATAGTATTTCATTTGAAGGAATACAAATCAATTCAGTTGTAGCGGGTGGAACTTTTACCGTTGCATCTTACGATAAACTAAAGCTGTTAAAACGTTCAAAAATCCTTTTGGATTGGAAAATACAAGGCACTACATTCCCAACAGTTGACTATGGTAAATGCTATATTAATGAACTTTCGGAAGCTTCCGCAGTTGATGATTTTTTAACTTTCAGCGGTTCAATGGTTGGTTATGGCATTCCACAAACAAGAGGTTTAGGAGATTTTGTATTGAACGATGGAGATCCTAACGTAATAATAACAACAGATACAACGGCAACTTTAATTATTAAAACAACAGACTAATGGCAATAAATCCGGCAGATATAACCACGATTCGAGTTGGTGAGTTACCAATAGGAACAATAGACTTAACTTCTAAAATAGGAGTTGAAAACGGAACTGATTTACAACAAGTAAGCGGTCAAGATTTAGTAGATTTTGTAAACATAAATGCAACTGCTTTTCAATTTGAGATTAAAGATTTATGGGTTACTCAAACTTATATTGATGACAATTTTGATGTAACAGGATTAGGTGTTGCATTATGTGAGGGTTATGCTATCTGTAATGGCCAAAACGGAACTCCGAATTTAGATGGGTTAGTCAGTATAGGTTACGGAAATAATTACAATGTCATCAAAGCCATTGGGGGAAGTAAAAACGCAGTTGTAGTTGAACACACTCACAACGTTGCAATATTAGGCGGTGGTGCTGGAGATACTTTTGCGACTTTAAATGATGGAACAGGAACAGGCAGAACTTATGTAACTGAAAGCACAGGTGTAAGTGGTATTAATAAAAACATGCAACCTTATATGGTATTGTTAAAAATAATGAAATTATAAAATATGGCAATAAATCCCGAATTAATTACAACGATAAGAGTTGACCAACTTCCTGATGGAACGTTAAATTTAACTAATAAAATTCCTCACACAAGTGGAACTGTATTAGAAAAGGCATCCGTACAAGAGTTAGTTGATTTAGTTGCTACTACTATTGGTGTAAGTGGTGGTGTTGGTTATGTAGCAATATCAGTTACCGATGGCCAACAGTTACCGGATGTTCCTGAATTACCGAGTTTCTTTTTATGCGGTGCAGGAACTTTTTTAAATATTAATGGCTATCCGGATATTATATGCACAGAGAATTTAAATGCTATAATGTCTTTATCTGACCATTGGGAATTGGCAGTACAAATACCTATAAACCCATTAAGCGGAACAGTTCAAACTGTTACCGGTTCAGCAGTTGATAATACTGATCCTTTAAATCCGGTTATTAATGAAATTATAAGTGGTGTTCAAAATATTATAGCAGGAACAAATATAACTATTGATAATACCGATCCGGCAAATCCTATTGTAAGCTCAACAGGTGGCGGTGACACTCCAACGCTTCAAGAGGTAGCAACTGTTGGTAATACATTAACAGATACTGAAATTCTTTTTGACTCTGCTTTTGGAAATAAAGAAATTTTAATGAATGTAGATGATGGAATTTATGTAAAAGATATAGATTCTGATAAATTAGCATTTATTGAGCATAGTGGATTAGGTATATCAAATTATGATGGAACAAATACCACTAATTTATTAGAGGAAGGATTTTCTCATACTTCTTTAGGTGGTTTTCAAAAATTAACTTTTGATACAATAACCTCCAATGAAGAAATAATAATTCCAAATGCTTCAGGCACACTTGCTTTAACTACTGATATTCCAACACTTCAAGAGGTTACTGATGAAGGGTTTGAAACAACTAATATTATAAAAGTAGTTGATGCAGGTAATACTTCAACACAATTACAAGCAAATGGAATTGTTTTTGATGATTTAGACGATTTAGGTAGCACTGTTTTAACATTTCAACAAAATTCAGAACCAATTCAGCAAATTGTTGAAATTAGACCATTAGGCGGAACAATGGCTTTACTTTCTGATATTCCAACAGGTGGCGGAATACCTCACGCAATTGCATCAGGAACTGATACATATACTGCAACAATTACAGGAGTTACTGCTTATAACGATGCAGATTCATATTTGATTAGATTTACAAATGGTAACACTACAAGTCCTACATTAAATATAAACGGATTAGGAGCTGTTCCTTTGTATAGAAATAACGATGGAGCTTTACTTGGTGGCGATATATTAGAGGGTGGCGAAATGCTTTGTATTTATAACTCAACAAACAATAATTTTCAAGTCATTGGAATTGCTCCAAATTCTCTTATTGCTTATGTTACAAATGATGACTCTGTAACTTTAACTAAAGGAATGCCTGTATATGCTTTTAGTGGTACAGGAGATAGAATGACCGTAAAGAGAGCAAATAATTCAGGAGATGCTACTTCAGCGCAAACAGTTGGATTAGTATTATCGACATCTATTTTAGCAGGAGAAAAGGGATTGATAATGATGCAAGGGTTATTAGATGGTTTAAGTATTTTACCAACATCAACTTTTGCTGATGGTGATGCTATTTACCTTGGGGCAACTGATGGAAGTATCACAAATGTAAAACCTCATGCTCCTAATCATTTAGTTTATTTAGGAGTTGTTACAACTGCAAGTAATGGAAGTGCGGGTAGAATGTATGTTCGAGTACAAAATGGATATGAGCTTGACGAGCTGCACAACGTACAAGCGCAAAATCCTACTTTAAAAGACACTTTATACTATGATGATACTGTTTCACCTGCACAATGGAAAACAGCATCTATAACTACAATATTAGGATACACACCAAGAAGAAAACTATTTAATTTAACACCACAAGTAACGCATACCGGAACAACTGCAAAAACTATTATAGCTACTTATTATATTCCCGCTAATACATTTAGTAATGGTGACTTTTTAAATTTCAGTGCTTTGGTTACAAAAGTTGCAAATATAGGAAGTACTACACATACATTAGAAATTAATACTACAAACACATTAACCGGTGCTACTTTAATTTCAACAGCGGGTTTTAACACTACAAATTTCTCTATGAAATTTAAAAGGGAAATGGCTTTAAATGGTGGAAATATTTATTTGTTAAATATTAGTAATAATACAACAAATGACCAAACATTAACAGCGACATCAAGTACTACATCAACATTCACTTATAATTTAACTGCTGATTTATATTTTTTTGTGACTGCTCAATTATCAAACGCTTCAGATAGTATAACATATAGAGGAATTCAAATAACTGACTAATGAAAACAATAATAAATATAGCAACAAATCAAGTTGTAGGAGTTACTTACTCAAATGAATGTTTAGATACTGAAATATTAATCGATGAATTATTAACTGATAATTTAGTTAAACCTTATTTTAATTTTGACACAAGAGAATTTTACGAGGGTGCAACACCTGAAGAAATAAACCAAGCAAATAAATCTATTATTCCTAATGAAGTACAACTTTGGAGAGTAAGAACTGTTTTGAAATTATTAGGAATGGAGCAAGTTATAGAAGTTGCTTTAAATAGTTTACCAGAACCAACAAAAACTGGTGCATTATACATTTGGAATTATGGTACAACAGTAGAAAGAAATAGTCAAACTGTATTATTATTACAATCAGTATTAGGATTAACAGATGCACAAACTGATGATATATTTCAACAAGCAGAAGCGATACAAATATGAAAGAAATTAGAAATATAGCGCATTACATAGTTGGCTTTGTTTTTATTTACACTTTTGCAAATGCAACTTATGTTTATGATTTTTGGGTTTGGCAAAAAATAGTAGGTTCAATATTAATAGGATTAATATTTGGTGGTACTATCGGTGCATTTTGGGAGTTATGGAATAATATTGCTTTTGGCATTAAACACGATGTAAAAGATATAAAGAGAACTGCAATAGGTGGAGTTTTTGGCTGTATGTTGGCTTGTTTTTATACCAATATAAACTTTATATCTTTTTGGCTTTTTTATGCTTGTATTATAATAATTATAGCTGATTTAATAAGAGCAATTAATAATAAAAAAAAATGAGCAAAGAAGCATTAGACAAACTATTAAACAAATGGATAAGCCGAAAGCTATTAGTATTTATAGTAGCTTGTGTAGGTTTATTTTTTAGCAATATAACATCAAGCGACTGGGTAATTGTTGCGACTGCATATGTAAGCATTCAAGGATTTACTGATATAGTAGCAAAAATAAAAACATAATAATGATACATCAATCCCTTAAAATATATGCCTTAAATACTGCAAGTATGATTATATCATTCAGTAATATAGAAAATACATTAAAGATAATACTATTGACTGTATCTATTGTATATACTATAATTCAAACTATTAAATTAATTAATAAAAAGGATGAAGTTAAGTAAAGAAGGATACGATCTCATAAAGTTATTTGAAGGATTGAGTCTTAAACCTTATTTATGTAGCGCAAAAGTGCCTACTATTGGTTATGGGAATACTTTTTATGAGAATAACAAAAAAGTTTTAATGAGCGATCCGCCAATAACTAAACAACGTGCAGAGGAGTTACTAAAATTAAACGCTGATAGGTTTGCACGTAAAGTCATGAATTTAGTTAAAAAGCCAATTACTCAAAATCAATTAAACGCTTTAACATCCTTTGCCTACAATGTAGGTTCGGGAGCTTTAGCTTCTTCTACTCTATTGAAAAAGGTAAATATAAACCAAAATGATTTGACAATAAAAGCGGAGTTTTTACGCTGGAATAAAGCTAACGGTGTTGTATTAAAAGGCTTAACTAATCGAAGAATAAAAGAAGCTGATTTATATTTTACTCCGTAAAGTAGTGTTATTCACTACTTTTTTGTAGGTTTGAAAAACCAAACTTAAAACTCATGAGCATAAAAGGCAATCAAAACGCTGCTACTTATAAAAAAGATATTGTATTGTCTTTTATAAATCAGTTCCCAAACGCAACAACAATGGCTATTTCACGATTGATTTATGATGAGCATAAATTAGACTTTAGTTCATTAGATACTGTTCGAACAAACGTAAGAAGATATAGAGGCGAAAATGGTAAAAATAGTTCACCTGTTTCTAAAGCAGGAGAACGTACTCAAACTCAAAAAAAACAATCTATGAGAAAAGTAATAGACCTACCGGATAGTGATTATGAAAAGTGTGAATCCTTCATAATTCCAAAAGGCCAAAACAATATTTTAATTTTAAGCGATATTCATTTTCCTTACCAAGACAATAAGGCACTTGAATTGGCGATTAATTATGGACTTGAAAATAAAGTCAATACAATCTATTTAAATGGTGATATCGCAGACTTCTACCAATGCAGTCGATTTACTAAAGACAGACGATTAAGGGATATGGCGGGAGAGTTAGAAATGGTTAGGGAATTTCTAAAAATGATGCAAGACTTATTCAAATGCCCTATTTATTATAAAATAGGAAATCACGAAAAAAGATACGAAGATTATTTGATGATTAAAGCTCCTGAATTATTAGGTATTGATGATTTTAAACTTGAACAGCTATTGCGATTTAGGGAGTTTGGTGTTACGTTGGTTAAGGATAAGCAAATGGCAATGGCCGGTAAGCTTCCAATACTTCATGGACACGAATGGTTTGGGGGATTTGCTCCGCCTGTTAATCCTGCACGAGGTTTGTTTATGAAAGCCAAAGAGAGTGCAATCGTAGGTCATCACCATAGAACTTCAGAGCATACTGAAAAGACTTTAAGCGGTGAAGTTACAACAACTTGGTCAACAGGATGCCTTTGCGGTTTAGAGCCGGAATATGCGCCTTATAATAATTACAATCATGGCTTTGCACACGCTAAAATTGGAAGCGATGGCAATTATGAGTTAAAGAATATACGAATTATCAATTATAAAATTGTGTAATATGGCCGATATAGAAAAATGCGCAGACAGTTTATGCCCATCAAAATATTACTGCCATAGGTTTACTGCTCCGGCAAGTTTAGTTTATCAAACTTGGGGAAGTTTTAACAGAGAAGAAGATGCTGACAACTGTGATATGTTTTGGAGTAATGGTATATGTAAATACTGCCATAAAGAAAATAATATACACAGAATGAGTTGCCCAACAAAAAAAATTCAAATCAACTTATAAGATGACAACAAGCGAAAACGAAAACGGAAACAATTTATTATTAATAGCTATTATATTGGCTTTAATAACTGTGATATTTTTAACCTCTTGTGGATCTCGAAAGGTAATCAAGTCAGAAACGAAAGAACAAGAGCAAAAAACGGAAAAAATTACTCTCGAAACTGAAACGAGAGTAACGAACAATACAAAAATCCTTGACAGTTCAACAACAGATGAAATTGAGATAAGTCCGATATCTGATACAATTCCTATGGTTGTGAATGGAATAACGTACAAAAACGTTAAAATAAGACACAAAAAAACTAAAAACAATATAAGTATCAATAAAGATGAAAAAGTCCAACACAAAGCAAAAAAAGAGGGTGTAATGATGGTTAAAAGAAACAAAGTAATTGAAGTAAAACAAACTGAACGAAAAGATTCATATTGGTGGCTTCTTTGGTTATTACTTTTAATACCGATTTACTTTGCTTATAGAAAATATAAACATTTTTGTTTATAAAATTAAATCCCCAGCTATTGAGTTAGACTGGGGATTTTTTATGGTAACTTATAAATTACTTTCTTTTTTATAAATTTCTAATAAATCTTTTGTAATGTCTTGTTTAAAATAAAAAGCTATAGGATGATTATTTCTATAAATCCATTCAACAAAATCTATAGCAAATTCATCAGCTATTATTTCAAGTGGTACTTCTCTTATTTGTACTCTTGGCTCTGTATCTAACCATTGTTTAAACTTTTCTTTTAGTGTCATATTACTGATTTTTTAAATGTCTCTTGATAGTATTGGTCACCTGTTAAAGTGTAAGTATAATTTGTAACCCCGCCGGAAAGTTTAGTTTTATTTCCATGAGCTTCGATTAGCTGTTGTTTTTCCATTTCTTTGGCTTGTTTAAATAAAGCTTCTATATCTGCTTTTGTGTTCCAAACAAATGAACCATTTGGATATTGCTCTCTTAAACAATCTTCTAACCATTCTACTGCTGTTTGTTTCATTTTATTTGTTTTTAAATTAATTCTTTACAATACTTCCATTCTATAACTCTCTCTCCACCTTCAAAAGTTTTACTGCCACTATATGAACACCATTTACCATTAGCATAATAAACAACCTCATACCATTTAGATAATCCTAAATCGTTTTGATGATTTATTATAGCTAAAACAGAATCTAATTTAGTAGGCACTTCTTCAATTGGGATGGCTTGTATGCCCTCAACAATTAAATCTTGGTCTGTTGTTAGAAGGATTTTTTTACAATATTCTAAACCATATCCAAACCCTTCTTTACTATCAAAAGCATTATTTATAATTGTAGTAACTTTAACAATTTCTGTTACTTCATCAAACATAAACAATACCCAATCTCCTTTTTTAATTTCTTCATCATTAGTGATGTAGATGTTTTCTTTAATCTTATGTATGTTTTTCATAATCTTATTTGTTTTTAAATTGTTCAAACCAACTAAAAAAGTTAGCTGTTCTTATTTGTCCTTGTGCTGTAACTAAACTACCTATCTGCCCATCATCTTTATGTGTAAGAGCTTTTTGTAATAGTTCAATTACTTCTTCCTCACTATACATTTTTACTTGTTCTTGTTTAAGTTCATAATCAGTTGGAAGTCCAACAATAGTAAGCTCTTTTTGTTTAAAATTTCCCATAATATTATTTATTAAATGTTTCGTTGTAATATTCTTCTGCTAAATTTGGAAGTGCAATATAATTTTTATTATTTCTTGCTAATAAATCATTAGCAAAATTAATCATTTGCTCCTTTTCCATTTCTTTGGCTTGTTCAAACCAATCTATTTGTTTTCCATTATCAAATGTTGGGTCAAATAATTTATCCATTAACCATTCTACTGCTGTTTGTTTCATAATTTTATTTGTTAAATGTTTCTTCGTAATATTGTTCAAATGATTCATATTTTGTTGTGCTTCCACTCATATATGCGCAACCTTCATTGTATGCAAAATAACAAGCATCAATTATATGTTGCTTTTCTAATTCAAAAAATTTATAATAATCATTTACAAACTTTCTACCTTCTAAAGTATTTGTGTTAAATAAATTAGGATGTTCAATTTCTAATTGGCTAAATAGTTCTTGTATTGCTGTTTTCATGGTTTAAGTAGTTCTATTTTATTAAATTTATCTCTCATTACAATATATCCAAGTGCTTCATAAAGTTTTAGATACCGGTAAACTGTTCTATTACTTACACTCAAATACCTTTCTATTGTTTGTATATTTCTTGGCTTTTCCTGGAGATATTCCATAAGCCTTATGCATCTGTACATTTTGTGCTGATTCATAGTTAATAAACGCTAAAGGTTGTGTTATCTAATTCAATAGTGATGTCGTTATCTAAGAAGTCTAAAACAATACCTTTAAACTCATAGACTTTACCTGATTGATCCAACATTAAAAATTTAATATCGTTCTTAATGTTTCGTTTGATTTTTGGCAATAATTGTAAACCGAAGCTTTCGTTTAACTTATCAGCTAATCGTTTGCCGTTTATAGAAATCTTAAATTCATCCGTAAATATTTGCTGTTTATCTTTAGCAATTTTTATGCACTCATCCCAAAAGGAAAAAATATCCTGGTCTTTGTAATTAAGTTGCAGTAAAGTGCTATTGATTTCTGTAATTCTTTCGTGTATGTTCATATCAAATAAGGTTCAATTTTAGTATCTATAATAGTTTCATATTTCTCGGTGTCAAACCAAAAGATTGTATAGAAATATCCGTTTTCGGTTTTCTCGCATCCGGATAATCTAAACTCACGATTACTTTTACTCTTGAAAATCTTCATCGTAGGCTGTCCATACGTGGACTGTAAATCCTTTTTTTCTAATTTCTTCATGTCTGTATTTTTGAATTTCTGATACTTTTCCTTTGGGTTGCTTTACTTCAATAAACTTTGTAACACCATCCCGAAATATTACTAAATCGGGAATGCCGTTACAGTTGGTTTTAATGAGCTTTATACAAAGCCATCCCTCTTTTTGTAGTTGTGTTATTATTTTGGCTTGTATTTTTGATTCTAAAATCCCTTTTGAATATCTCATTTGTATAATCTTTTTTCTTTTGTACTGATGCGTAAATTTTACTTTCTATTCCACCTTCTGAGAACACCCAATACACATCGTTTGATTTGCGATCCATTGTCGTTAATCGGTCACGACTTTGCCAATAGCTAATGGCTGAGAAATCAATATTGTAGTAAACTAAATACTTAGCTTTGCTCAAACTGATGCCTTCCCTCCCACTTACTATTTGTAATGCGATGCTCTTATCGGTAGCGTTAAACTCCTCTAAGTCGTTAGTAACACTACTTTTTAAAATCGATTTAATAGCGTTGTATTCCTCTACAAACTTGTAGAATATTGCAATTTTTTGACCTTTGAACTCCTGATCAATAAACATCGCCTTTGAATAATCAATTACTTTGCTCGTGCCATCTTCAAACTTTACGGTTCCACTATAAAGCTGGTGCAACTTCTGCTGTAACTTTACCGAAGTATCCGCTAATATTGTTTGACCTTCTTTATTGCTTACCACTAAATCAGTTTGCAACCGCTCAATTACTCTGTGGGTGTTGGGATCTAAATCACAGTAAAGTATGTTTTCAAATACTTGCGTTTCAAACCCTGCTTCAAGTTGCGTGAATGTTAAAATGTAGTAGCGTATTAAATGCCAAAAGTCTTTTTTACGTGCTTTGGAGTAGTCATTTACTTTGGCATAACCTAAATGCTTTGTTTCAATATCAACGTACTTATTTGCCCATTTGTAAAAGTTGGTAAAGTCTTTAAATGGTGAATGATTACTTACCCAAAATTGATGATACCATTGAGAGTGACTTTCAGCTGTTGGGGTTCCGGATAAGAATATCATCGGCAAATCTCCGTACATTTCTTTAAATAGCTTTGCGATAGCGTTAGGCTTTGGATAAGCTCCAAATCTATGATGCTCATCGTGTATCACTAAATCATAATCGCCTTTTACCTTATGTAAATTCTCATCGTTTGTAATTGTTAAATCATAAGTAAATCCAAAGCTGTCGTAATCCGCTTGAATACTGGATATGGCTTTCTTTTTTGTTAAAAACAATACTTTGTTTGCTGCAAATAATTGGGCAGTCTGCAAAGCGGTTAAAGTTTTACCGGTTCTTACTTCCATCGCCAGGTACACAATCATTTTACGCTTTAGCGTTTCTGTGGCTTCGTTGGCTAATCTTATTTGGTATTTTCTAAGTTCCATAATTTAAAAATCTATATCGTTAGCTTCAACTAATTCCCTTGTTTTAATGGTAAACCATTGTAATCCGTTGCTGTTCCCGCTTAAATATTCCACATCGATAAACTTGCAGTATTTCTGCACCCAAATGTTGAACTTCTTGCGGGTTAGAAATTTTTGGAAATCTTTGTACTCATTCGTAAAATTGTTAAATGCCACTTGTTTGTCAATTCTTTCGTTTCGTAAGCAGTTATCAGGCTCGTGGATCCATTCGTAAAACTCCATAGAGGTTTCTGCAATAAACTTACGCATCTGAATATTTTTAGCGTTTTGCTTAACAAGGCCATTACTTAAAAACTTCTGCAAACAATCCACCATGTAGTTGTCGAATTTTTGAAAGTCGACTAAATCCCAATCATCAAACAACTGTCTGCCGAACTCATCTTCAGGAGTTAGTTTACTTCCATAGTATTGCGCTATCTCAACTTCAAATCTTCTTCGGTCGTGGCTATTTCCTTCCCCTTTTATTGCGTAGTTAGTTGAGATTATAAGTTTTGGACTATCGTGTACGTTTAGCTTTATAGCATCCTTATTTTTACGCTCTAAAGTCAATCCTTCCGTTACCAAACTAAACTTTTCTTCAAATGAAAATCCTTTAGCAACATCGTCAAATACTAAAATCTTTGTGTCAAGTGATACAGTTTGATAAGCAAATGACTTTTTGCCATCGAATAACTTACCATCGATTATGCTGGTCTTTCTAATTTGAGCAACACCTTGCACAAATACACCTTTTCCGGTTCCGCCTTCGGGGTTCTCACTTATAACCTCGTCATTAAGTATTACCGCTTTGTTATTGGAACGATTTTTATAAGTTGATAGTAAGTAACCTAAAACACATTCAATCGCAAATGGCTGCTCGTTTGATATGTTATTGATAAACTTTTGGTAATCATTATCAAATTCTTCAAGCTCTATAAAATCTCGCTCCAGGATATGATCATTCCAAATGTAGTAGCCAATGTCGATATAGTCAATTAGTTTAAACTCATCTTTGGTAACTTCCAACACTCCATTTTGATAAGGAATATAAGATTTATACTTTGTATCCGATAGTATTTGCAAATCAATACTTTCAAGCATTACTAAAAATTGCTCACTAAATAAGTAGGCACAATTTGCGCAATGGTTCCAAACAGAAAACTCTTTTTTAGCCATCAAGTAATCAAGAACAAAATCTTTAATTATATCAATCGATGTTGTTTTTACTTTGTTAGAATTTATAAACACAAATGTTGATTTTTGTGCATCGTTTGGGTAGTGTTTTTTAAATCCGTTACGCTCCAGGAATAGTTTGTATTTTAATGGCTCAATCTTAATTCCGCCTTTCTTATCAATAACCCAAAAATCTTCGTGGGTTTCTTCTTCCTTTAGTTCGTTGTAAACATCCTCCTCGATGCCGTATTTTTTAATTACTTCTTCTTTTCCATTCTTTAAGTCTAACTTAATGGCTTTGATTTTGTTGTAATCTTCAAAAAACTTACTATTAAACTGGCGCAAACGATAGGCACTTTTAATCGTGGTTTTTGCTTCACGTTCTGTAAAATCACCAATAACGACATTATTTAAAATGTAACCTTCTGCGGTGCTTTCGCTTATACCATACTCGCAGAATGCTCCGGCTAAATCAAATACAAAAGCATTACGTTCACCATCTCTAAAGTCTTTAGTCCAATTAAAAGCCATTATTCTTTCGATAATCTTATCCTGGTCATTTACGATAACTAAAGGCGCTTTCTCTTTAAACTCAAATCCTTCATCTATTATTTTAGCTTCAAAAGTTGTAGCGTTCCAATTAACATAAATATTTGGATCGTAGCTTTCAAAACAAACACGATCAACATTGCAGTTAGAAATATCGAAGTAATCAAAATCAAACTCTTTTTGGAAAGCTTTGAATATTTTAGGGTGTGTTTCTTTTGTTGCAGTTGGTATCTTCACCACTCCTTTGATTCCATTTCCCGATGGGGATATAAATAGCAGTAAGAAGTGTGGGTTTTCTTTTAACAGCTTCAAGTGTTCCAACATAACATCGTCATTCTCGTACTTGTCAAAATCAACCACCATTAACCCGGAGTGCTTAACTAATGATTTAGAGTTACGCTCTGAAAACTCTCCAGCGAACAAAATCGAAGGTAGTTCAGTTTTAAGCGCATTTCGCTGCTCTTTTGTTTCTGCTTTACGGATTCTATTAATTAAGTCTTTAGAAGTTCCCTGCTGTATCCTTTTGATTATTTTTTCAATAGGCACTATAAATGGAACGTCTTGCGACTTAAATAAATCTTTAAAAACTGATACGTTCATAATTTTGTTGTTTTTAGAAAACATAGCAAACATTAAATCTGTTCTATATACCCCCCTATTGTATAAATTCTATTTTTGTATGTAGGGGGGGGATGTTTTTTGTAAAAAATGTTTGCTATGTTGACTTTGTTAATGTTTATAGGTGTTAAGAAGGTAACAATTAGAAGTCTAAATCTTCACTCTCTTCTAAAATGTTCACTTCTTCAACCTCTAAAACTGGCTTTAAGTAGCTTTTAAGATAACTTTCTAAGATATCGAAGCAAGTATCCGCTTTTAAGCACTCATCACTTGATAGGGATTTCTCAAATCCAAAGTCTGGAGTAAAGAATTTAACCGCTCCTTTTTTACCTTCGATTGCTTTGGATACAATTACCCACTCATCGGTTAAACGATTACGTGTTTTTTGTGTAAAATCACCCCACTTTTGAACTGCTGATCCTTTAAGTTGTAAGTTGGCCAAAGTCCCATCTTCTAACATGATGTAAATACTTTTAGTGTAATGACCTCCGGAGGCTAAAACTTTTTCCTTAATGTCTTTGTAAAGACCTTTAGCAATTTCATTTCCTTTGAATGGTTTTACAGTCATTGGCTCCTTAGAAATGTACTTCACCTCGTTAGAATAAATACTACTTTCACTTGCATCATTCCAACCTTTAATAGTGTGCAGCTCATCAAGAACTAAGAACTTAAAAGGTAAAGGGACTTGCACTTTCTTTTGAGCTTCTTTGTCGTAATACTCAAAACATTTGTCATTTGATTTCCAGTCTAAGAATTTAGTGGCTGGGTTTGTTGCTGGTTGTGCAAAGGCTTGTCTGCGATTCGATGTTGTTTCCATCTTTTTTATATTTATAACTGGTCAAAAATTAAGATGCTCTGACCTTGCATCGGTAAAATTTTTGGTAAAAAAAACCTTTAGGTTTCGGTGTGGTGGCACTTACTCCCTAAAGGACATTTTAAAATTCTTTAGTAGTAATATATCCACCAATACATTACTTGAACAAATATACTATTTTATTTTAAAAAGTAGTGTTAAACACTACTTTATTTTATCAACTAATAAAATTTAGTTTGCTTTCAAGTACTATTTCATTGTTAAGTAGTATAAATCTAACATCAATAATATCAATACATAAAAGCTTTGCTATCTCAAAGTTGCTTAAAATAGGGTTATCAAGTTTATACTGCCAAACTAATGATTTGTTAAGGTTACGATTTACCATTCCTTTGTATTGCTTTTGAATAGGTTTTATGATAATGTTCTCCTGTTCTCTGCTGAGTAATAAAGCTCCAGCTGACTTTAAAACCTGTAAATTATTTTTTTTAACCCTTCCGGATAAAGTTGTTTTTGGAATGCGATGCTCTTTTGAAATTTGTGATATAGTTTTCATCCTGAAAATATTTGGTCTAACTCGGTTAGGTTTAATGCTGAGTCGGTTGTATAAGTCATAATTATAGAAGCATCTTTTACTGTTAGATCACACCAATAGAAATTTGACTTTAGAACTTTCTTAATTGACTTTACGGTATTAGGGTATTCAATCTCGGCTTTGCTCAATCTATATAAAGCCTTTTGCGATAACTTTTCGTATAATGGTTTCATGATTAAATTACTTTTAAATCTTTTTGAGAATAACTGTTCGTAAATCCGCCCCAATCGACTAAGATATAGCTGGATGATTTGTAGTTCTTAATAACTCCGATTGTATCCTTTGGATTGTGCCTATCATCTTCTTTGTAGTAAATAGATGTTTCGCTTAATTTGACTTGTGATCCGTTTCTCATTTATTAAAATTTAATTGTTACACTTGATTTTCTTGGTGTTGTTGATACTTTAGGCACGTCATTACCATAAGCATCAATTATCGGTTGTGATTGCGCTAACTTTAGTAGATCAACTCTTGCATCTAAATCAGCTTTTAATTGCTGGTAGATTTCATCATCTGAATAGTTGATTGTGTTACCGCCGTTTACCGGAGTAAATTCAACACCCCAAACATTTGCTTTCTCCTGTGGTAAATGTTTTCTCATTTCAGCATCAGCAGAGTTTACAACTTCTTTCAATCGGCATAGGTTTGCCATAAATTGCATTTTGTCTACTAATCCATTTTCGAGTAAATTGTTTACCAATTCAACTCCAGTTTGTACTGCCTGTTTTTTAGTAAAAGTTGGCTCGTACATTGTTGCCATTTCTTCGGCTCTTAATGCTATGTGCATTTCGCTTGTTGCTCCCATTGTTTTATATTTTAATTTTAAATTTTTCATTTATCCATTGCTCAAATGTTTTTGAAGTATAATTACTGCTAAAGGATTTTCTCATTTCTTCTTGAGCATCTTGGTAGCATTCTTTTAATTGTGCTACATTGTAAATATTTTTTAAAGCTTCTTCGTAGCCTTTTATAAATCCTTTCCTCTGTAAATTTGGAGTATAAGGATAAGTTTTACCACTTACTTCTACTTCAAAATTTGGATAAATATTTTCTGATAATTCTTTTAAGTCCATTAGAATAAGTTATTAAGTTGATCCATTGGATTGTTAAACATGTTATCGAGTATATTTGTAGTTGGCTCGACTGTTGTTGGCTCGATTACTTCCCACTCGTTAATGAGTTCCTGGAATAGTTGTTTAGCTTGTTTTAGTTCGTTTTCTAAATAAGCGTTGCGTTCCTGTAATTTTTCAATCAATTCTAAATTTTTCATAGTTTCTAATTATTAAGATATACGGTTATAAGCGTTGCACATTGCTTTATTGTTTGAATAGTGAACCGATTGTATTTTGGATTTCATCCATTCGTTAAATCGCTCTGCTTCGGTTTCTGCTGGGTATATTTCTAACTTTTTCATAAGGTTGTTAAATACCGATTGTTTGATTATTCTTTCCATAGTGTTATTATTAAAAAGGTTATTGATATTATTATTGAAAATGCTATTGCTACTTGTTTGGCAGTCTTTAAAATAAACTGCAACTCTTTTTTATCTTGCTCTGTCATTTGTATTCAATTTTTAAAAATCCAATGATGTCAATTACATTGCTTTTGGATATATGGTTGAAGCTTGTGTAGTGTTCTACTCCTTCGGCCTCATTATCTCGATTGAAAAAATCTTCAATACGTTTTCGGTCTTCCTGTGTTAAATTCATAGTCTCGGACTTGTTAATTCAAATAAATCGCTCTTTGTAAGCGTAATGGCTTTTAGTCTTCGTTCTAAATACTCAATGTATATTAGAGCGTGTTCAGGCACTTCGATGCTGTCATCGTTGTAGAATACTTCTTCGGGAGTGTATTCTTTTACTAACTCCATTGTTTCCGTTGGATCATTGTGAAGGTTAAATGTTTTCATCGTATTAGTTTTTGATAGTAATTAATTCGTTCTTGTTTACTCGGTTTCTTTTCTTTGTTGGGTTTCTCGTTTTCAATAATCTCGATTGCTCTTTTAAGCGCAGCTACTATTTCATTTGTCACCATTGTTTTGCTCGATTAAGGTTTGACTTATAATTTTTAGGACTGTGTCCTGGTGTTCTTTTGGTATGCTCCAACCTCTGTAATTTGAAAACCATGTGTTCCTGATTGTTCCGAAGGTAGTTGGCACTTCTTCTGCGATGGCATGTATTAATTTTGTTTTGTCTTTTATGCTAACGAATAGCATTTTAATGGTTTCAATTTGCGGCTGATCCTTTACCTTCATTTTTTTTTGGTTTTTAGTTAATCGTTGATTTTGGTTTTTAATCGTTTTTAACACAACTTTTTTTAATCCTAATAACTATAAATAGTTATATTTGTGTTGTTGTTGTTGTATTACGATAGCAAATATAATCACAATATTGGGATTTACAAATAAATATGTCACAATATTGTTAGTTTATAAACATTCTAAATAACAATATTGTGAATATTACTGCGGAAGAAATAGTAAAGTATAGAGAAACTAAAGGGTTAAGCCAAGAAGCTTTGGCTACAATATTAGGTGTTTCAAAAAATACGATCTATAATTATGAAAAAGGGGAAAAGATTCCAGATAGTAAAATCCAAATATTGTACAAAACAATAAATGGAATAGATTCATTTGAAAAACAAAACAACGTAACGGTTCCTTATTACGATGTGGATTTTACGGCTGGGTTTTTAACCCTTGAAGATAATCAGCAAACACAACCTACTTCTTATATTACTCATCCATTTTTTAAAGATTGTAATTATGTAGTAAGAGCATCCGGACAATCAATGGCGAAAGTTATAGCGCATGGGGATGCTATCGGATTAACTAAAATAAATAATTGGCAGGAGTTCTTTCCCTTTGGTGAAATATATGCCATCGTTACAAAGGATAATTTTAGAATGATTAAAGTGATCACTAAAGGTGAAACAGAGGATACTTATACTTTGTTAAGCAAACCAACCGATAATAAAAAAAATGATTTTCCACCACAGCAAATAAGAAAGGATCTTATACTATCAATTTTTAAGGTTCAAGCATCCAGTCACCTTTTTTAAACTATTATATTATGAAAGCAATAACCGACAAAGTATTAGAAGTAATTGAGGTTTTAAAAGCAAATGGAACAATTCGTTTTTATGCTGATGTTTACCATGTTCTTGAAATGGATAAAGGCAACTTTAATAGCGTTAAAAATAACAGGTATGATTTTACCGTTAAACAGGTTTACACTTTTATAAATCATTACAATGTAAACGCTAATTTTATCTTTAAAAACAGCGCAAAAATGTGGGACACAAATAGTACACAAACAGTAAAAAAAAGTGAGTTTTCGCTTTTCTCTAATAATTGATAATCAATAACTTAACTTTTTAAAAATTCCTTGCAGAGATTCCCTCTTTCTCCGCTCAAAATTGGGAACGTCTTTAAACATAAGGCTTCCCAATTTTTTCGTTAAACACGATACACAAATAATACACAAATGAAGCCTATTTTTTCCATTCCTAAAGTGTCTAAAACTACCGATCTTTGGTATGTACATTTTAGATATGAAGGCAAACAGTTTAGGTATAAATTAAACTTAAATAAGATTGAGGATTTAGAGCAACGAGCAATAGAGTTTAATCTACTTTGCCAGGCAATACACTCTGAACTAAAAAAAGGATGGAATCCAAACATAAAACAAATCCCCGAAACGAGAACAAGCTACACCTTTATCGAAGCTCTTGACTTTGCCATAAATAAAAAGAAACCAAATGTATCCGGTAAGACTTATTTAGGGTATTGTGGGACGATTAAATTTATTAAAACCGCTACAAGGTCGCTGCAATTAATTAACCTTCCTATAACCGAAGTAAAGCGAGTTCACATAAAAACAATAATGGAAAAGGCACAATCGCAAAGGTGCTGGACTAACAATGCCTACAACAAACATTTAAACCAACTTAAAGCGGTAATGTCAGAACTGATCCAATACGATATTATAGAAAGCAACCCAGCTCACAATATTAAGAATTTACGTATTGAGGAAAGCATCGCTCACGCTCCGGCAACCGATGAGCAAATGAAGGCGATAAAGGATGAGCTGTTGCAGAACCACTACAATTTTTATATCTTCATTCTATTAATATATAGTATAGGAGTTAGACCTGTTGAAATACTAAACATTAAATTAGATATGATTGACCTGGATGCTGACCTTATTATTTTACCCCCAAGCATAACCAAAGGCAGAAAGAAATACAGAACGCTTCCAATAACCAAACAACTTAAAACATTTTTAGAAAGCCTAAATTTTGAAAAACTACCAAAGTCTTATTACCTATTTGGATCCTTCCGGCAAGTTGGCAAAGGTAATGTTGGTGCTTCTGTTGATTTTATTCCTGCTCCTACTCCACTCAAAAGAGATACAGCTACAAAACGTTGGCACAAAATTGTAAAAGTTGGATTGGGGATTGATGTTACTATGTACTCCATGAAGAAATATGGAGCAAATAAGAAAGCCGAAGCAGGAATTTCTATTGATGCAATTCAAGGTACATTCGGACACTCTAAAAAAGAAACTACTCTTATCTATCTGACTAAACAAAACGAAATTAATAGAAAAGAGATAATGGATAAGTCTCCGGAGTTATAATACAAAGATGCTCGATATTACTACCGAGCATCAAAGATTAACCATCAAAACTTTATTATGAAAGTGCTAATATAAAAAATTATTTCATTAAAGTAGTTTTTTAAACTACTTTTTTTGTAAATTTGTTTTTATGAAACAGCCACGAGTATTAATAGAAACAGAACATGATCAGGAGTATCGAAACTTCGATTTTGTTATTAGTGATGTTAATGGTTGTTATGTAATCGATAGTGAAACAATGTGTTTGGTTTTAAATGGAACTGATTTCATATTGGAGTTCAATGGAGAGCTTTACGATGAAGTTAAAAAGAATATAGCAATTAGAAACTTAATAAATAAAAATTAGCGGGAGTAGTAAATTAAAGATACTCTTTACCTACTTTAGCAATAGAGTAGGTTTAACGTATTAAAAAAAATGATATGGCAAGACCAAGCGAATATAATTTTGATTTATGTATTGAAATTTGCAATAAAATTGCGGATGGTCAAAATATTAAAAGTATTTTACAAAGCAAAGATAATTATCCCGCCTTTTCTACTTGGTGTAAATGGAAAAGAGAAAACCAAGAATTATCGAACCTGTATGTAAATTCAATACAAGACAAAAGCGAAAGTGTAGATGCTCAAATCGATGAAATTTGGGAAGGCTGTAAAAATGGTTTGTATGATGCAAGTACAGCAAACGTATTAATCCAAACTTTAAAATGGAAAGCTTCTAAATATTATCCTAAAATGTTTGGCGATAAAGTACAACAAGAACACTCCGGGGAAATCACTACAAACGTTATAAGTTTAGGTAGTGGAATAAAACCAAATGAAACTATTAATTAAGCAAGAACACGCTGTTTATTATCTTAAAGATAATGTAACAAAAGAGATTCTCTATGGCGGAGCTGCGGGTGGTGGCAAATCCGCTCTCGGTGTATTATGGCTTATCGAACAATGCCAAACCTATCCTGGCACTCGTTGGCTAATGGGTAGGTCAAAGTTAAAGACATTAAAAGAAACAACCTTAAACACTTTCTTTGAGCTTACATCCAATTTAAATCTATCTAATTGTTATAACTATAATAGTCAAACCGGAGTAATCACCTGGACCAATGGAAGTGAAATACTATTAAAGGATTTATATTCCTATCCCGCTGATCCAAACTTTGATAGTTTGGGTTCGTTAGAGATAACCGGAGCGTTTATAGATGAGTGCAATCAAATTTCATTTAAAGCATGGCAAATAGTTACATCCAGGATAAGATATAAATTAAATGAATATAACTTAACTCCAAAGATATTAGGTACGTGCAACCCGGCAAAGAACTGGACCTATTCAAAGTTTTACATTCCAACTGCTGCCGGAACTATAAATGAAACACGAAAGTTTATACAATCATTACCAACTGACAATCCAAACTTACCTTTATCCTATTTAGATAGTTTACTTGCTTTGGATGAGAATAGTAAGCAAAGGTTGTACTATGGAAATTGGGAGTTTGACAATGATCCTGCAAGGCTTATCGACTTTGATAAGATACAAAACATATTTACGAATGATTTTGTTGATAGTGGCGATATGTATATTAGTGCGGATATTGCACGATACGGAAGCGATAAGATGGTTATACTTGTTTGGAGTGGCTTCCGGGTTATTGAGATATTTACTTTAGACAAATCAAGCATTACCGAAACTGCCGAAGCAATCAAATCGTTAATGAATAAACATCGAGTGCCACTGTCTAATGTTGTTGCCGATGAAGATGGTGTTGGCGGTGGTGTTGTGGATATTGTCCGATGCAAAGGATTTGTAAATAACTCCAAAGCATTAAAAGAAGAAAACAATAATGTAGAGTATCAAAACCTTAAAACACAATGCTATTATAAACTCGCTGAACTAATCCAATCAAATAAATTATTTATTGATTGCAATAATGCAGACATTCAAGATACTATATGCAAAGAGTTAGAACAGGTAAAAAGGGATAAGATTGACCAAGATGGTAAACTTCGAATACTTCCAAAAGAGAAAGTTAAGGAGTTAATCGGACATTCGCCTGACTATTCCGATGCGTTGGCCATGCGTTTCTACTTTGACTTAAAACAAACTTTCTTTACATTCTAAAAAAAAATATATACTATTTATATTAAGTCTAAATAAAATTTATATCTTTGTAGTTATAAACACTACTTTTAATGGATAAAATAGAGTTCAAACAATTAGCATACGACTTAAAAGAGTTAGACGAAAACAAAGGTGTAATAACTGCCTATGCTAACGTTTATAACTTTAAAGATAGCGATGGAGATATTTCCGCTTATGGTTCATTTGATAAAACCGTCAATGAAAACTTTAAACGCATCCGGGTATTGAAGGATCATAATCCAACAATGATGATTGGTGTTCCTTTAGCTATTGATACTAAAGATACTTATGGTTTGCTTACTACCACTAAATTCAATATGAATAAGCCATTAGGTAAAGATATGTTTACTGATGTGAAACTTATGTTTGATACTGGTTTAAATGCAGAGTTAAGTATTGGTTATAGAGTAATGCAAAGAGACCAAAAGGACAAAAGCATTATCAAAGAATATAAGTTAATGGAATATTCTTTTTTATCATCCTGGGGAGCGAATCAATTATCGACAGTACAAGATATAAAATCAATCCAAAGTCATTACGGACTTATGGAACTTATAACAAAAGCTTACAATTTGCCTTATTCAGATGAGAGATTAAGACAGATTGAAACAATATTAAAATCACTCACAATAGAGCCGTCAGAGACTGACACTTTTGATAATGAGCCGATATTATTAGAAACGTTAAAATCATTTACAAACTCGTTAAATTTAAAATAAGATGAACGAATTAGAATTAAAAGCGGAATTATCTGCTATCAAAACTGGTCTTGAAACAAAGACTGCAACCGAAGTAAAAAACGCAATCGATGCGTTAGAGGTTAAAATGACAGAAGCAAACAAAACACAATTTGCTACTGAATTAAAAGCTGCTACTGAAGCAATGGAAGCTAAATTTGCTGCTGACTTAAAAGCGGTACAAGATCACGCTGACAAATTGGATGTTAAATTACAAGAAGGTGCTAAAGCAACTGCTAACAAAGGAGTTGATGCTATCAAATCTGTAATCAAAGAGAATGCTGAAAAAATTGCATCTGTTCACGAAAACAACAAAGTGAGATTGAAAGCTGTTGGAAATATGACAACTGCTAACTTTACAGGAGAAGAGCCAAGAGATTATAACTTTGATATAGTTAAATTCCCTGCTCAAATGGTTAACGTTGCTGACTTAACAGGTAACATCAACATTAACGGTGGAACTTATACTTATACAGTAGAAGGTGCTGGAGAAGGATCTATTTCTGCACAAACTGAAGGAAGTTCTAAATCACAAAGAGATTACGACTTTACTGCTGTTGATGTTTCAACCAACTTTATTGCTGGTTTTGCTCGTTACTCTAAAAAAATGCGTAATAACTTATCTTACATAACTTCAGCTATTCCTGACTTATTAAGAAGAGATTATTTCAAAGCTGAAAATGCTGCATTTAATACTGTATTAGCTAATGATGCTACAGCTTCAACTGAAATCATTACAGGAAGCACTAAATCTGAAATGCTTATCAACGAGATTGGTAAATTGGAAGATGCTAACTACATGGTAAATGGTATCGTTATCAGACCAACTGATTATTTAGATATCTTGAAAACTGCTAAAATGGATTTAGAGTCTGCCGTTACTTACGAAGGTGGAGTTTTAAGAGTTGCCGGAGTTCAGGTATTCAAAGCTACTTGGTTAGCTGCTAACAAATACTATGTAGGTGATTGGACAAGAGTAAACAAAGTAACTACTGAAGGATTATCTTTAGAGTTTTCAGAAACTGAAGGATCTAACTTTGTAAACAACAACATTACTGCTCGTATTGAGTCACAAGTAGCGTTGGCTGTTGAGCAACCATTAGCATTGGTTTATGGTGATTTTACTGCAACTGCATAATCATTAAGATTTTTAACATAAAGCCACTACTTGATTGTGGTGGCTTTTTTTTATTACAATATTATGACATTCAAAGTATTAAAACAATTCTACATTCATTCTAATAAAAAAACCTATAAGGTTGATGAAACTATTGAGTTAACTAAAGAGGAAGCTTTAGGAATGCTTACTCATGGTTATTTGGAGGAAGTCAAAGAAGTTAAAGAAGTTAAAGAAACTAAAAGCAAAAAATAATGACTAATTATACCGATGTTATTTCTTTAGAACAAGCCAAGTTATATCTTAAAATCGATGATGGGCAAACCGTTACCGATAATGAAATAACCGGAATGATAAACTCTGCACTTTCATATATTGAGAAACGTACAAATCACATATTTAAAACACGTGATAAAGTCTATTTTAAAGATTGTGCATTAGTGCAACAAGTGAAAGTTTATGACTATCCTATTGACAATACAGAAACAGAATTAGATATAGAATACAGACCTTTATATGCTATTGTTCCAACAGTTAATAACATGGTTACTTTAACAACTGGTTATACAAGTGTTGAGGATATTCCTTCGGAGTTAATAGATAGTGCTTTGCAACTCATCAATTTTTGGTTTTACAATTCCGAAACTAAAAACGCTATGAATACTATTCCTGACTTTGTCTTATCTAATATTGATCTTAATAGAAGATTTTTGTAATGCAAAGTAGAAAATACACAAATTTAATTGAAATGTGGAAAACAGTAACTGTTGCTGATGGATATGGTGGTAACATTGTAACTACTGAATTAGATTATTCTTTATGGTCAAATGTAAGTACAAAGCAATCCAGTAGAACAAACGAAAACGGACAGAACGATAATTTTGTACAGGCAGTTTTTACAGTTCGTAACAATCCAAATATTACTATTTCTATAAAAGACAGCTTCATTGTTTATAATAGTGTTACTTATAATATTGATAGTGTCTTAAATATAGACCTGGAGAATATTGATATTGAAATACAAGCCACTCAAAGAACGTAATGGAAATAAAAGGCTTAAATACTGTTTTGGCTAATATAAGAAAGTACGGCAAAGAAGCTGAAAAGGATATTGAAGGCGCTACCGAACAAGTGGCACGTAATATTGAAAAGTATGCAGTACAAAATGCCCCTGCAAATTTAGGGGATTTAGGACAGTCAATAAAAGCTGTAAAACAAAATCCTTTAAATTGGAGAATTACAGCAAATGAATCTGGTATTGCTCCTTACGCTCCATTCGTTGAATTTGGAACAGGTGGTTTAGTTAATGTTCCAAACGAACTAAAGGACCAGGCCATTAAGTTTAAAGGTAAAGGAATAAAGCAAGTTAATTTAAGAGCAAGACCTTATTTATATCCGGCATTATTGCAAGGCAGAACAGAATATTTAGAGAAATTAAAGAAAGTATTAGAGAAATATGGTAAATCCAAATAAATACGTTAGGAAAGCTTTATACGATGTTATAAATCCTCTGTATGATTGTTATGATATGCAAGTAACCGGAAATGATAATCCGACTCAATACGTCCTTATATCAACACAAGATAAAATAGATGATCCTGCAACAAAGTGCGGAATTCGTGTTATTGTATCTACTCTTTTAGATTTAGTTTGTATTTATAACGGAGCTGGTAATGTAGGTAGTCGAGTTGCTAACGATGATATGCAAGAAAATATAGAAAATGCTATTGAAAATTTACAAGTGCCAGGATATAATGTATTAATTCAGCGTAATGAATACCCAAGTAATTTAGACAGTAGCACAGCAACACAAACTGTTTATCGTAACTTTATTAGAGTTATTTTAACATTAGAATAAAAAAGTAGTTTTTATAACTACATAATAAAAAAAATATTATCTTTGAATTTGAAATCATTAATTTATAAAAAATAGAAAATATGTCAATAAGAGGCGAAAAAGGAATACTTTACATTTGGGACACAGCAGCCTATAAGCCTGTTGCTTGTCTTACTTCAAATGGATTAAACACAACATTAGCAATGATTGAAAGCACAACTAAATGCTTTCCGGGTGTAGTTAAGAAAACGCCAGGAACATTTAGTTATTCAGTAGATGCAGAGGGTGAATACATCGACACTACTACTGCTGGAGGTGATACTGCAAAAGCTTCACATGATGCTTTGTTTTTATTGCAACAAAATAAAACGTTAGTAACGTGGAAACTTGATACAAACGTTGATGATAACGACTCTGTAAAATACTATGGTGATGCTTACATTACTGATTTAAGTGCTACTTTCGGAAGTGGTGACGAGGTTACAACTTTCTCACTTACTTTAGATGGTGATGGTGCAATAGTATTAACAGATCCTAACGTTTAATGAAACAAATAACCTTAACTATTGGAGAAAAAGAGCGTGTATTTCATTTCGGATTAGGTTTTTTAGGAAACTTACTCGAAAGCGAAAACATCGCTATGAATGAAATTGATGCCAAGTTGGCCGAAAATCCTTTTAAATGGATTCCGTTAATAATGTTTTATAGTTGTGCTTTTGGATTTAAACGCAGAAATGAATTTCCTGACTTTGATGCTTTTGATGTAGCAGAGTGGATTGATGAAGTAGGAATGGATAGCGAAGTGGTTAAAAGTTTCTTTGAAGCGTTTACTCAATCCTTAACAAAGGATGTTCCGGAAGATAAAAGCAAAAAAAAAATAGTAACGAAAAAATAAACTGGAGCGAGGATGTAATTTCTTTTGCCATTGGTGAATTAAGAATGTCGAGTTTGGAAGCGGTTTACGATATGACGTGGGCGGAGTTTCAAATTCGACTTTTTGCATATAAAAGGCAGGACTTATATGATTGGCAAAAGTTAAGAGAGTTAATGTGGACGAGTTACATTGCACCGCATCAAGATCCAAAAAAGATGGTTAAACGTAAGGAAGCGTTTTTGCCTTTGAATAATGAAAAGCAAGTTAGGTCAGGTGTAACCGATGAAATGAAAGAAAGGTTTATGAATGAATTTAGAAAGTATCAAGAAAAAATAAAAGCATAATGGCAGGAGGTAAATTAACAGTTGAGATTGGAGCAGACATTACCGACTTTGAAAAGAAAATCAAAGAGGTTGAGTTTGATATAAAAGAACTGTCAAAGGTAAAACTTGATAGGTTAAAAGTTGGTTTAGATACTACTGAAATCAATGCACAAATAAAAGATGCAAAGGCAAGTTTAAACAGCCTTAAAAGTACTGTTAAAGATACTGGGCAAACTTTTGCATCCGCAGCTCCAAAGGTTGCCAATGCGGGTAATACATTAACGCAATTTAGTAGAATAGCACAAGATGCTCCATTTGGTATTATAGGTATTGGTAACAACATTACTGCTACTGCTGAAAGTTTCTCATACTTAAAAGCACAAACAGGAAGCACAGGCGGAGCTTTAAAGGCTTTAGCAAGTTCAATTACCGGGGCTGGTGGAATATTGTTAGGTGTTTCTTTACTTACTACCGGATTGACTTTACTTTCTCAAAGTGGCTTAAGCATTGGCGATGTTATTGATAAGATTACAGGAAACTTTGACGAGTTTGGTGCATCTCTTAAAAAAGCACGTGAAGAAGGTGCATCTATGGCAAGTAAAGAAATTGAAAGCTTACGTGGATTAGTTGCAGTTGCTCAAAATGATAATATCTCAAAACAGCAAAGACTTATTGCAGTTGATAAATTACAAAAGCAATTCCCAGCTTATTATGGTAATTTGTCTGATGAAAAGATAATGTATGGTGATTTAACCAAAGAAACTAAAGAAGCCACAAAAGCATTAATTGCAAGAGCAGTAGCTGAAAAATTAAGTGAAAAGGCGGCTGATGTTTTTGCTGAAAGATTAAAAGCAAATGGAAGATATATAGAATCGGTAAAAGAATTAGAAAAGTTCGATGAAGATATAGCGAAGAAAAGAGAAAGAGTAGCAAAAAAACAAGAAGGTCTTTTTGGTTTAACAGAGGATATTATACGTAAACAAGAAGCAGGTAGAGCTTCTATTGTACAAAACATAAACGACGAAAGAAATAACATTATAAGTTTAACAAAAGCATACGAAAAGTATACTAATGTAATAGATCAATTAAATGAAACTTCTG